CAATCCTTTAACTGGTGAGCTAGATCTTGTCAGTATTGATGATGAGAATTTCTCATATAATAATGTAGCCGCTGATAGCGAGGTAGAAATACCAGAGAATCAGCAAATGATTGTATTTGAGGATATTAACGTAGATGGTGAGCTTACAATAAACGGTGATCTTGTTATATTCGATAATAAAGTAATTAATAGAATTATAGATACTGATGCTAGTGAAACAATAAACGTGGAGCTATTTGAGGTGGTTAAACAGACAGAGCCAGCTATAGTGACCAGTTTTTCTAGTGTAATCACTGGGTCAAGGATAACCATTGTTAACTCTAGCGTCGGAACTAACACTCTTAATATCACTATTCAAGGTGAGGTTAACCCGATAATATATAGTAGGGAATCATTTTCAATAATATATAACGGCACAGATTGGGATGTTCAATGAGTAACTTTAGAAAGCAAATAATTATAGACGAGACAAGTGGTACATCGATGCGAGTTGATGAAAGCGGTCAAGGTCACGTTGTTATGGAGGGAATAGTTGACACTGACAATAGCTCGAGTGCCAATTTACTTGCTGGAGCTGAATTTATAGGTGAAGGAATTGACACGTTAAAATATGCAATAATATTTGTATCAGTCTTTAGTGATGTTGCAAGTGCTACAAACGGCTTGCATGTCGATGTTAGCTCAGACGGCATAGTTTGGAGAGAATCTGATACCTTTACAATTGCAGCAAATACAGAGAAAACATTCTCATTCCAACCAAGTAAGAAATATTATAGGGTGCACTACATTAATGGTGGTTCGGATCAAACTGTTTTCGATCTTCACACAATATTAAAGAAAACTAATTCCAAGCCAAGTTCTCATAGAATTACTGATCCCATTAGTGGTGAAGATGATGCAACACTACAGAAGTCTGTATTAACTGCGCTAAGTGATACCGGTACTTTTGATAACATAGGCTCAACATTATCTGGAAACTTAAGGGTCGCCAACAGTGAAGATGGTTTATCAATTGCTAAGGGTGATGTTATTAACACTAGCTTTACTCATAAGTTTGGATCAGCTAGTGATTTTGACACTGGGGATGGTGCAGTTACAGTATGGGATGGCGCTAATGATTCAGACATAGCAGAAATGCAATACACATACTCAACCACAGCAGATATTGATTCTCTATCATCAACAGATGCGGGTGATACTCAAGATATAGAAATACAAGGATTAGACTCTAATTATGATCTAGTTTTGCAGACAATAACGCTAGCAGGTCAAACAAGGGTAGCCTTAACAACTCCGCTGATAAGAGTTTTTAGACTTAAAAATGTTGGCTCAGTTGATATAGCTGGCTTTGTTTATTGCTATGTTAATGGAGCAGTAACAAATGGTAGACCTAACACGACAACAGACATCAGAGCAGTGATTGATAACGGTAACAACCAAACACTAATGGCGGTCTATACTATCCCCAATAATACAACAGGCTATCTAAGATCGTTTTTTGCATCAAGTGCTGGTGCTAAGAAAGTAACAAACTTCATCATAAGATTAAGAGCTAGACCATTCGGGCAGGTGTTTCAGTTAAAAAACAAGACCTCAATACCCTCAGATGGAGCTGGATTGCAATATGTGTATGATGATCCTGAGAAGTTTTCTGCAAAAACAGATATAGAAATGACAGCAGAGATAACAGCAGGCGCAGTGACGCAAGCAAGTGTATCAGCAGGTTTTGACTTAGTATTAATAGAAGATTAGAGGGGTAATTATGAGCAAAATTATAATTAAAAACGACACCGCACCAGCTACTCCCGAAAGCGGTAGTACAGCTTTATATGTAGACTCAACTACAAAGAAACTTCACTCGGTTAATGATGCTGGAGTTGATACTGAATACGGCACAGGTGGCGGTGGCGGTGGAAGCACTCTAGAAATAACCTATGTAAAGGATGTTAAAACTGCTGCTTCTTTTGGTGGTACATTTAGTAATAATGCGTGGAGAACTAGAGATCTAAATACTTTAACAGGTGCAACAGGATCAGTTTCAATAGCTACTAATCAGATAACTTTAACAGCTGGAACTTATCATATAGAGGCAACAGCACCAGCGGCTAATGTAAACGGACACCAGACAAGATTTGAAAACATAACAGATACAGTAACAGAAATAATAGGTTCATCGGAATACTCCGGATCAGCTTCCAACGCAGGGACTATTAGTAGATGCACCGGAGTTGTAACAGTTGCATCAACTAAAGTGTATGAGTTTCAACACAGATGTCAGACAAGTGCTGGCTCATTTGGTTATGGATTAAGTGCGAACTTTTCAGTTAGTACTGTTTATTCACAGGTTAAAATAACTAAGATTACATAGGGATTGAGATGATTAAAACAAATGAAAAACTAACAATTCTACACGATGATAACTCTGTATTTGCAGACTATTCTAATGAGCTGCTACAATTTGATAGAGATACAGCATCATTTACAATGATTGCAGCAGAAGATTTTATCTATATTGGTTTCTATAAGCCGATTAATAATATCTATGTGGAGCTTGGAGCTGCCAATACCAACGCAGCAACATTATCAGTTAAATACTATAATGGATCAGCATTTACAGCTGTTAGCGGTCAATTTGATGATACTAAGGCATTTAATAGACCTGGTTTCATCACATGGGATAGAGGTTTAGATAAATCAACTAACCTAGAAGCTAAAACAAATGTTAACTCAGTCGAACGATACTGGTATCAGATATCTATATCAGCTGATTCATCTGCAATGGTTGTTAATGGGTTAAATATCGTATTTTCTGATGATCAAGATCTTAAAAGAGTCATATATGAATATGATAAATATCTACCTAATACTGAAACAAGCCATATATTAAGCCATTTAGCTGCTAGAGATGAGATAGTTCAAACGCTTAACTTACAAGGTAAGTATAAAGTAGATGCAAGCACAGATAGATATGAAGATATCAGCTCATTTGATTTATTAGATATATCAGAAGTTAAACTAGCTAGTACTTATTTGGTATTATCTTATATATTTATGAGTGTATCGGATCAAGTAGACGATCAGTATTTGCAAAAGTCTAAAATATATAGAAACATGTATGATAAGATTATAAATGTAATGAACATCAAAATTGATGAAGATGATGATGGTAAATACGATAAACAAGAAAGAAACGCTATTAACTATGGGTTTATAAGTAGAATATGAGCAATATAATAGAGCTACATACAAAGTGTAATTATTGCAAGAGAGAAATTCTGGATGGCATGATGTTTTATACGCACCCTAAGTATGGTGTTGTGTGTGAGAGGTGCGAGCCATTCTCTGATGGTGGTGTATGCTTAGAAGACGAGGCAGAAGATAATGAGTAATATATCAAGCATTTTAACATCATTAGCAAGCCAAGTATCAACAACTCTAGGAGCTGACTGGAAAGAGCTAGAATATGTATATGATCTAGAGCAAAACGAATTTAGAAACTCAGAGAAAAGATACGGTGTAGGCACTGAATCAGGCTTATCTGTAGCTGGAACTAATAAGGCTCTAACTGTAGATATGACATTTTTCACAGTTTTAACTCGCACATTTGCTAATAGATCATCTGATATCAATGAAAGAGCTGTTTTATCTGATATATATGATCAGTTTGAATCAATAAACATCAATGTATTTCAGAAGAAATTAAGCAATGCAAGCGTTTTAGTAGTTTCAGAATTAAGTTATGAATCGCCAGAGAAGATAGATGATGGCACAATATCTGTAAAGGTAAGTTTTACTATACGCTTTAGGAATCAGACAGTATGAATGGCACAGTATTTTATCCAGTTTACAAGAAGGGTGTTAAAAGAATTGCTAAGATGGATTTGGATGATTTTCTAAATTACAGCGATAGAACTCACACTGTAAAGTCTCCAAAAAGTGGAATCTGGTATGTTAGCGTATGTTATGACTATAAAGAAAACCTACTGCACAGAATTATAATGAATCCATGTAGAAATATGGTTGTAGATCATATAAATGGCGATGGGCTTGATAACAGAAAAAGCAATCTGAGAGTATGTACACAAGCAAAAAACCTAGCAAATAAGAGAAAAAATAAGTATTCTAAAAGTAGGTATAAAGGTGTGGTTAAGCAGTCTAACGGATCTAAGTTTGTAGCAAGATGCAAAGATATATACTTAGGTAGTTTTGTTAGCGAGCATGAAGCTGCAGCTGCATATAATAAAAAAGCATTAGAGCTATTTGGCGAATACGCATATATTAACAAAATAACTAGAGAGGTATAAATTGAGCATAGGTGTAGTAACAAATGAATCAACGGTGGCATTAGTTGTCGAGTCGACAGAGGGCACTTATGTTGCGCCATCTGCATCAAATGACTATGTAGCCGTATTAAGTGACGGACTTGAGATGAACAAAACTCGTGAAGAGTTAACTAGGGATCTTCTCGGGGGGTCTGTTGAGAGTGAAGCATCCAGAGTAGGCATTGCAGAGGTAACAGGCTCTATGAGCTGTGAATTAGCTGCATCTGCTACAGAAGGTGATGCACCTCAATCACTAGATGTACTTCTTAGATCGCTTTTAGGTGGTAAAAGACAAATTTCAGCAGATCAAACATCTAGCACAGGTCACACAAGCACAGTAATTACTTTTGCTGATACATCTGCTTTTTCAGTAGGCGATATTGTTCTAGTTAAAGAAGCTGGTGCATTTGAGTGTAGACCTATTTCAGCTATCGTTGCAAATACTTCTATCGAGTTTCCATTCGCGCTAGATAACGGCGCACCTAGTGATGCTGTAGTAGTAGCTCAAGTAACTACATATTATTCAGATACAAATAACGCTGTAACATTTTCAGCAGAACATAACATGGGATCACAAGCTATCAAGCAAAAGGTTTCAGGT